CAGGCGCGGCGCCCTGAACAATTTCTGTCGTCTCATAATGCCTGAAAATCCAAGTTTGGTGTAAATATGCGTGGTGTGATTATGAACGGTTGACTGGCTAATGAAAAGCCGGTCTGCAATTTCCAGTTCTGAGAAGCCTTTCACAAATAACGATATCACTTGTATTTCGCGGTCTGAAAGCTTTCCTGAAATACGGGCCTTACAGGTTATCCGTTTGCAAGTGTGGCGAATAGGGCATGATACCCGCTCAAGTATAAAATTGCCGTCGTCGTCAATGTCTGGGTTGCCGTCGCGGGTACTAAAATTACAAGCACAGAATTGATATACCCGACCATATTCACAACCTGTAGTACCAACAGTCTTTTTTAATTCTTCGTGAACTTCGGGGAATTGCTCCAGTATTTTTTCATCGAGAGCAATAATCTCGATGCGTGGCATTTGGTCGAAACGCGTAACTGATCCTGATTTTAAATCTTCCTTCAGAAGCATGGTTTTGTCGGTATTGTAATAGAATTCGATCATACGGCTTCACGATTTTCTGATGATGGGAATAATTCATCGATGGTTTTTCCTGTGATCATCGATATCACGAGTTTTTGAGGATAGTCAAATGAATCATCATTTAACTTGTTGTAAAAAGTCTTTTCCGAGATTTCGAGTTTTTCGCAGATCTTGTCACGGAGCTCAACGTGCAAGTTTTTAAGTGAAGAGTAATAATCCTTAAAGCTCATTATTTCCTGATTTGTGTCCATTCCTTTGTTTTATTTAATTCTATACTGTAACTTTTACAATGCGAATGTAAAGAATATAATGATACAGTCAATAAAATAATGACAAAAAAGTCAAGAAAATAATTATTTAGAATGATTCTAAACGAAAGTGATATTTACGACAGCATCGAAAGCTACAGGAATAAAGTAGGTTTTAATCAGGATAAAATGGCTGAAATAATGGGTCTTGAGTCAAAGCAAGCCTATTCAAATATGATCAAGAATAAAACTATGAAGATGATCTACTTTGTCAATTTAATAAACAAGACAGGAACATCATATGAACATTTTCTTGACCAAAATGCAAATTATAAGCATTCAGATGTCAAGCTTGATAAAGTTGAAGAATCAAAAACTAAGATTACACTTATTGGTTGTCCGGACTGCATTGAAAAAGAAAATACTATCAGAGATTTACGGGCAAACCTGAATGATCTACGAAAACACATTGAATTTTTGGAATTTAGCCTGGGGAAGAAGAAAGCCATCTCAAAGTAGTGCATCGCAATTATTTTACAATGCCTGGGCTAGTATGGTGGGGTGGGGATGAAATTAAAATTATTGAAGTAATAGAAGTACTGGCTTTAGGGCTTTTTTTAGCGAGTTAAACTGACATACACATTATATAATAGCTACACTCACGAATACCATATAAACTTGCAACATACACATAATACGATTTTTAAGAACATTAAAATGAAGTTGTTAAAGGGGTTTTGAATCTCCCGCCAGCTCCACGATGTTTTGCAACATAGCTGATTTTCAACGCTTTAATGTTTAAAAAGTGTATGTCAGCGTTAAAGAAAATGTATGTCGTTGTGTATGTGTTTGTTTTTTGGGCGTGGGGACGCACTTTTTTCAGACATTATGAGACGACAGAAATTGTTCAGGGCGCCGCGCCTGTTTGATCAGGGCGGCGACCTTTCAAAACCTTGGTGGGTAGAGATTGGTTATCGTGATCCGCGAACTGATAAAATGGTGCGGAAACGATATCAGGAAGGTTTTGCCCAAATCCGTACAAAAAAGGATCGGTATAAGTTTGGTGAAGAGTTAATCAATAACCTCACGGCAAAACTTCTTAAAGGCTGGAATCCTACCGACGACTCATCGGTTCAGGTGGTATATGTCGATGATTTGGAGTATCACACTGCTGCGCAGGTATACGGTCGTAAGCGACAGGCAAATAAGAATGTCAGATTCTATGCCTCCGAATATGTCACCCTTCAGAAAAGCATCAAAGCAAAAAAGACTTACGAAAGCTATCGCGGAAAACTTCGGGAATTTGTGTCGTGGTTGGAGCGTGAAAAGCTGGTCGATAATGATTTGTCGACCTATAATCACGATTTGATTTTAAGATTTTTCGATCATCTTATCATTGATCGTCATCTGGCTGGCCCAACCGTGGAAAAGTATAAAATTACGCTCGATGGATTCTGGGCTTATCTCATCGATCGAAAAGTAATTAATGAAAGTCCTGTGGGTAGAATTGGAATTCCGGAACCTGGTGAAGACTTTTCGGCCATCCCGTTTTTAGATGAAGACCTGCAGGTGATTCTTCCAATTATACGTTCTGAAGATCCACAGTTATTTTTAGGCGCCATGCTCCAGTACTTTTGCTTCATTCGCCCGGGAGACGAATTGTTAAAGCTTAAACTCAATCAGGTTAATATGTCGGCCAGAACTATACATATACCCAAAAATGTAGCTAAAAAGCGAAAAGAGCGAACGGTCGATATTCCGGAGCAGATGTATAAAATACTGGTTGAGCAGGGCGTTATTCACTACGGAAAAGATATGTACCTGATTAGCCGGTTTGGTCGACCTGGTAAATTCCAAATTGGCTACAATACGCTGCGCAACAGGTTTAATAAGTATCGCGAACAGCTTGGACTAACTGATTTGTATAAATGGTATTCGTTTAAACATACTGGAGCCGGAAAGTTATTGGAAAGCGGCGCAACAATCGTAGAAATAATGAATCAACTGGGCCATACCGATATTGCTTCTACCTACCGGTACATCCGCAGGCATTTCGGGGAGCGATCTGAACATGTGAGAACTAAGTTTCCAGATCCCCCGGGATTTGCCTGTAATATTGTTTTGGAAGAATTTGAATTTTGCATATAATCCTACCTACCACTTACCACATTCTGGTCGTCTCATTGATGAGATGACCAAAATAAAAAATCCCCGGATCAGCCTGTGAACCGGGGATTAACCAATAAAACTATTTAACTAAAAAACCTAAACCTGCGTAAGCCCATCACGTGCAAACCGATGAACTAAAACAATATTCTTTTGTATTTTTTGACCTTTCAATGCTTTATCAGTAAGGCACGTTCGAAGGCTATAATTGCAGTATTCGGTAAAAGCACGAGCTTTCATTTTATTATTCATCAAGTAAGTAGGCTGAGTAACAAGATTCAATACCTGTAATTCAACACCACCTCCTTTCCTGCAATCCATTACGTTTTGATACTTCACGTTGCCGATCTGATCGAATGTGTAATTATCTTGAAGCATTGCTGCAGCAGGAATTACCACCGGATGATCAACAACAAAACTTACCTGATCGGAGGTTGCAGCTTTCACCTGTTCTCCAGGAGGCCACATGACCATTAATCCGATCGCAAAAACCATTAAGCAAATAAACTTTTTCATGCGATGTAAATTTTTGGTTATAAATAAATTGAAAATCAAATTTTGTGAAAATTACCGTGCGGAGAAAGGACAAACTTACCTATCCTTTATCCTGTTCGTCCCAGCACCACCTGCAGCCGTTGTACTTATACTTTTTAATCATACGCAGTGCTGCTCTTCGGGTAACATACTCACTGTTTTTACTCGAAATAAGTTCAATGTGGCAATTGTGCCTTTTCTCACTGATCCGGTGGATCTCTTTGCTTCGGTGATTAACCAGGTATCCAAAACCGAAGAAAATAACCCAGATTTCCCAAAATGTAAATCTTGTTTCCATGATGTTATCCTTTAAGTGATGATATAGTTCTGTCTTTTGCCTGACTTCCGGCACTGGACCCGAAGTAATAACTGTAAATCTGCGTCAGAATAGCGCTGAGAATACCAAGAATGTAGAGAACAATGTCGCGGCTTTGCGGAGAAATGCTTTTTGGACTGAATACCAGGATATAAAAAAACATCAACGTGATAATGACTGTGCCAAAAGCGAGTACGTGCTGGGTATTTTTAGTCCACCAGCTTGCATTTGGCGCATTTAACACCTGTATCTCGCGGTTTCTTGCATTGCTCACATCACCAAGTATCAGTTGACGTTCTTCGTTATTCAGCTTTTTCATTTCGAGCTGGTACTGCATCTCAGACTTCAGCATTTCATTGTCAAGCTGTTGCTTTTCCTCTTTCGTGGTAATCACATTGTCGAGCACTTTGCCAACTGAATCGATCAGCGTATTGGCTCCTCCTGAAAATAAATCGGTTATAAAGCTCATGATTATTTATTTAAGCGGTTTCACCTAATGCCCTGATTACCCAACCATAGAAGTATTTTCTACTGGTCGGGCGTTTCTTCACGATGTTTACGTATCGGGCAATTTTGGCAACGGTAAAAGCTGCAATGAAATGATCTGGATTAAATGCATTGATAGTATCGACCGTATTTGGCCCTATAACGCCATCGGTGGGTGAATCGACAACCATTTGTGCCAACGATGCACTGGTACCAACTCCGGCATTTACAGCAAAATCGAATATTGAATTAGCAACGGCCTGTTCGCTGATTAATCCACCACATAATCGATTCCAGAATTGCACTTCGTAAAAGTCTTTAACAGCCTCCTGAAGCTCCGGATCACGATCCAGATTAGCCGGAAATCCGGATTGACGCTTCAGTAAATCGATCTTGATCCATCCGTCCCATTTGCTATGAATTTTTCGGGCAACTCCTTTGTAGGTTTCGCCACCCGGATCATCTTGATCATTGACGTAACCACCTTCTGAAGCGATCATCAACTCAAATGCCTGGTTAAAATTTGCCATGACTATCTTCCTTGTCTTAAAGTGTAACCTGCCTGTTCATTCAATCTGGTAGCAATTTTATCAATATTCATATTGATTTTCTCTTGATCTTGTCGCCATTCCAGCCGCATAGTTTCAACTTTTTGTGCCGTGTTCAATATCCGTTCATCCTGAACATCAATTTTCCGAAGCGTAGTTGTATAAAATGTAAAACCACCCAAAAGAAGGGCAAGTAAAAATCCACCAAGAACAGTGCTTAAAATTTTAATGAAATTTGATTCTTTATCGCTCATTTTATTAGTTTAGAATCCGGTATCAGCCGGAAATTAATGATTCAAGCAGTAGAAAAATAGCCTCACTTCAAAATCAAGTAGCTGTTTAATTTCTGCAATGTGTTCTTCAGTTTCATTCGGATTTTCATCCAGCAAATCAAGAATAAACCAACCTAGCCAATCGGGATGTATTGATCTTTCAATGCCTTGATATGATTGATTGACTACCATTGGTCTCTCATCTTATCCCTGATTAAATAGTAGTGAGCTGGTGATGTTTCGTACCGCTGTGTTTTAATTCTCACTTTTCTCATCAATAAAACCTGGTCAGAAGTGAGTGATATTGCCGTTGTTTTAAGTCCACGATGCCAGAGTTGATACCAAACTGTATCTTTAAGCAGCTTGTCGGTGTAATTGCCATAAATAGCTTTGTACAACTGGTAATCAAGACCCAATACTTTCGGATTTATAATCGTTGCTTTTCCATATTGCACAATGTCAACCCAAATTGAATCCTTGCCCCATTTTTCATACTTGGCATATTCAGATCTATCAGAAACCTTAACGTAAGTCTGTGAATAGGTTGTCGATCCGATCAGAATTATAAGTATCAAAAAAAATAGTTTCATGATGTTTTTATTTCAAAAATACCCTCTGTTGCCAGCTCGCGAAAGGACAAAAAAAAGCGACCGAAGCCGCTTTTTTAAAGTGCCAAAGGCGAACTAAGTTGCTGTTCCAGTTTTATCAATAACACTATCTGTTACATCTACATCCCATGTTCCTGTTATTTCTCCATTATTGATATTTTTAAAAATGTTACAAGTTGTCTCAGCAACTGAGACATTGTTATAAATTTTAGATGAGTTATTATTATTGTAAATACTTCCAATTATAGAATTACCATAAATATCGCCTCTATTAGAATTATACATTATGTCACCAGAATTACTATTGTCATCAATACTGCCGCTATTGAAATTATTATTAATACCTGATAATGTGTTAAGATTGCCATAAATGGTTCCAACGTTATAATTATGGTGAATTTCACCAATATTTGAGTTATATTCTATATTTCCAGCATTTGAATTATTAAAGATTCCTCCACCATTAAGGTTGTCATTAATGTAACCATTGTTATTATTATTATCAATAGTACCATTATTAGAGTTATTTCTAATAATACCATTATTAGAATTTGAACTAATATCACCAATATTTGAATTTACTTGTATCCTTCCATTGTTGGAATTATATTGAATTGCTAAAGCATTAGAATTGGAATCAATTTCTCCAATATTTGAATTAAAATCAATATTAGTCCCATTGATGTTATTTTTAATATACCCAGCATTAGAATTGTAATAGATTCTGCCAGCATTAGAATTGGAACCAATTTCACCAATATTTGAGTTATATTCTATATTTCCAGCATTTGAATTATTTGAAATATACCCAGCATTTGAGTTATATTCTATATTTCCAGCATTTGAATTATTTGAAATATACCCAGCATTTGAATTATTTGAAATATCTCCAGCATTTGAATTATTTGAAATATACCAACAAATATTATTAATAAATTTTATACCAGAAGATGATAAATTCCAATCACATAAATCAACAGGGTTGTCATCCTCATCAAACCCCCCGCTTTCTACGCCAAATACATTATTATGAGCATCATACTGTTTAAATATCCAATCATTTTCAAAATCATAGGTAACTCCAAAAATCATTACAACATATTCGTGATTAGTAAAACTTGCTTTGGGGATAACAGTCCAACCGCTTGCTTCGGTATCAGGACTTTCACCACTTAAAACTGCTCCCGCTGCCCATACTAATCCGTTCCAGATTGTCAACTGTCCTTCGGTTGCTGCTACCTGTTTAGTTGCATTCCAAACTCCAATCCAATCGTTTTCATAAGCATCTGATACCATGGCATAAGTAGCAGGGCAAAGCATATACCTTAATCCATCATTTTCAAGCCTGTTTGGTGCTGCTGCTCTGAAAAGCAAACCATTATCTCCCCTGTCTGTAATCATGTAAGATAACGCTAAGTTTAGTTCACTTGCTGCAATTAACGCAGCCATTTCGCTGTATGTTTTTTCTGTTACAATTGGTACTGTTGCCATGATATTAATATTTAAATTGTTATAAATTCGTTATTTAAAGTTTTCAAGAAAGAGCCATTAGAAAGCATCAAAGCGTTCATTGGCACAAAACCATTTATAGTTAAAATATAATCTCCATTAGTTGAAAGAATAATCATATTGTCATTCATAGTGGTTATTGCACCATCTGGTATTTCAGATGGTAGGGAAGGGTTCAAAAGTGACCAAAGTCGAACCTTGCTCAGTCCTATATTTCGTGTAATTCCAAGCATATTAAAAAGGTTTTAACCAGTAGGTAATACTGTCGGTTGCTGCGGTTTGAGTCACCGAAGTAACTTTATTCACGAATGCCTGATATTCGCCTTGAAACATGGCAATGCCGGTTATGGCTTCGTTAGTATCTGCCGAAACTACTGTTCCGACTGTTTTTTCAAGCGAAGCGATTTTACTGCCTTCAACCCTACAAGTGCAGCAATAGGCATAATGTCCTGCTTTTATAGCTGTTTTTGCAACTCCGGTAACAATCTGGGGAATTAATCCAATCAGATCACTCAGCGACTCATCCGTAGCCGGATTAATCTTATTACCTGCCTTATCGTTAATTTTCATATCGCAGTTTTTAAAAGTTTACTCAAACATACTTCAGCCCGATATCGATGGAAAGGACAAAAAAATTAATACAAAAACAGTTTACTAAGGAATGCTGAAACATTCAGGTACGTCCATACCGCTTCAGGCGTATGCCAATCAGCATTGTATTGAGCAATTTTTGTATAACCTGCAGTATCGCGAACTCCGATGTATGCGTATTTAGTGCCATCGAAACAAGCACCACCGGCATTCTTAATACCTGAAGGTGTAATGTTTGCATTTGTGACTCCCGGATTAACCAGCCAAATGCACTCGCCATCGTCGGCACACATCCACAGTAGCTTATCTCCTAATGTTGGCTGAATTTGGCGTACTGCCTGACGCTTAGTTCCGGTTAAGCCATCAAACCTCGAAAAAGACGCCGGGTTGCTCTTGAGCGAATACAGCGAATCGTCGTGTTCTTCGGCTGCCCATATACGGTTAGCTGTTTGCTTAATCTGTATCATCGAGGCATTATAACCTGAATAGCCATCAATGTCGGCTATCTGGCTCCACATTGTCGTTAGGTTATTGGTACGGAATACTTCGCCCTCGCTGGTAGCTGCATAATAATAACCGCTGTAGAACAGGAAGCTGCGAACATAACCGGTCCCATGATCGAACGATGCGGTTAAGGTTGCTTCGCTGCTCACATAATCGTCGAAAGCTGCATGATATGGCTGAGCATAAGCTTTGCTCACCTGATAAGTTCCTCTTCCAATCATCAGCATTTTGGCAGTGCCGTTATCGACCAGGCTAACACCACAAATTTCGTCGGTCCCAATATAAATTTGAATTGTTTTATACCGGATATTATCCATATCCGATAAATCGGCTACATGCAACTGCCCATTATTACCGCCAACAAATAGCAATTTATCGGATTCCGAATAATCGACACACGTTTGTGCTGCAAAAGCAAGTGTTGAAATGTCGCCAAATACCGGAATAGAACGGTATAATCCGGAAGCTGTAACCAGGATAGGCCAGCCGGTTTCAGATACTCCAATAAATTTAGGTGTAAACGTTGCGCCTACATGTTGCCCACCACCATCGACAATACCAGTTGAGTTATCGAACACATTATCCTCGTTTTTAAATACGGTCAACGTAGCATCGATGTATTCCGAATTGTCGCCCTGAACCTGCATTTCTTTGATGAAGAACGAACCATCTTTGTCGCCAAATGGCTTGTATATTTCATTCATCACCTTATAAAAAATGTTTCCAGGGAAACGGAAATCAGCTTCGGCAATCAGGGCATTGGCATAAAACGGCGCGGTACGCCTCCAGCGATTAGCAAGCAGGCTTTTCCATTCGAGCGATAAGCCGTTTGTTGCTGTTGCTCCACCAGTATTGTTACCGTTATAGAATAACAATCGCGGACTGAAATTTTCGGTGAATTGTGCAAACTGGCTATTGTTGCCTTTCTGGTAAGCAATTGGGTAACCATTTTCGTGCATCCGTAGTGTCGAAAACTTAGTTTCAATATCTTCTGAGCTATCGCCATTCGGATTGTATTTCAAATCCTGAATGTCGAGGCTAATCGGGGCCCATCTAATTACATCTTTTTTGTTCCCATCTTCATCATCAATTGTTTCCTGACGGTACTCGTAATACATTTTTTCGGTTTTAACCAATCTTATTTCACCAATAACCGAAATGCCAACTTCCAAAAGATCGGCATACTGATCGACTGGATCCTTTATATCTTCTTCGCGTGACGATAAATCGGTGAAATTTTCAGAGAACTCCTGATCATCCGAATCGTGATTAAATTTGAAGTTCAAGATCAGGTTTTGTCGTTCTACAGGCAGCCATTTTGAAACCCGGTAGTTTGACAAGTCAAATGCTGGCAAATCGAATAAACCTTCACGGTCGATATTATCAACATCGTTTACTCCTGAAAAGTGAAAAAATGTATTGGTTTCGTTCTGAATTGATAAAAACAGTTCGTTCAATTTTAGAGCTGGCAAAATCTTCTTTAGCTTAAATGTTGAAGTGGCCCACGACTGTCCATTGAGCACCGAAAGCATGATGTTGCTGTAAAAATCGGCAAACGAAACATGATAATTAGACGGCAGATTATAAAGCGCCTGAATGAAATCCATGTTACTCTTGCAGATGGAATGATTGGTATAAAGGCACAGTGTTTTAAGAATTTCATCGTCATTCAAAAAACTGTTCCGGATAAAGAATTTATTTTCGCGGAGCAGCAGATCGACTAGCCTCGTTATAAAAGGGAACGGACTAACAACAATTACCTGGTCGTCGGTTACCGTTGTTTTAATGCCTTCAACATCGGTGGCATTTACCATATACCCTGCGGTATCCTTAAATTTTCGGGTAAGAATTTCAATGGTTGTTTGTTCTCCGTCTGGATTTGTGTAGTCTTCAGTTGCACCTTTATCGACCCAGAACCCTGCATTGTGTAATTGGATTGTACAATACAAATCAACATCAGGATCATAATTGGCCTTGTTTACAAATGGCTGTTCTCCAAAAAAATAATGATCGCCAATTAGTTTTTCCAGTTGTGCATCGCTTAGCGACCTTTGCTGACTTTGTATGACACCACTGTAAGCGCCATCAGATGGTTTGCCAAGTATAAGCGTTCCGTATATCCAAAGCGAACCATTCTTACGCAACTCAGCCCCGCTAAATTTGCGGTCGTTACTCTTTGCCTTTTTTGAGAACCGTCCGGGGAATCCCAAAATATTACGATTTAAATCGTTATCCGGAATGGTAATATCTAAAGCCAACAGTCCGGGTATCTCGTCGAATTTCCAACATGGATTGGTATAAACCATGCTTGGCGAAAAATCTTCGTCGAGAATGAGCTGGCGCGAGTTGATGGTGAGTGTGAACATGGATCAGTCATTAGTCATTAGAAAAAACAAAAAGCAGATCCCGACCTTCGTCGGGATGACGACTTCTAATCGAACGTGAATACAACAGCTTCAGCAGCAATTTTGGGTTGCACACCTGGAGCAACGGCCAAATCAGATGTTAGCTGCACCCATGCAATGCGGTCGGCTTCGGTTGATCCGGTATTGTTTTTCCAAAGTTCAACATATCGCACATTTTCAGTACCTACGGTGCAGGCGCCAAAAAGCAAGTCAGCTACATTTTTTGCCACATTGGCGGCAACACTCCATGCACCAGATGTACGTGCAACTGCAATGCCTTTTGCGACATAGCCGGTATAGGCACATTCGGTTCCAATGGTGGCATCGTCAACAGCCACGGCATCGGTACAAAGGCGCAGGTAAAAATTGCCAGATGCAGCCGATGGTAATAAACCTGCGGTATCGCCGATACCGGCAATGGCTGCATTTTGAAACAAGTGTTTCAAGAAATCATTTTCAAAGGTGTTTGATGCGTTCATGATTTAAAAATTTTAAAAGTTATACATTTGACCAATCGTTGTTATATGCGCACAAAGCCCCCGTCGTTAGTGCTGCCCATGCTGTATTGTCTGTTACTTCGGGTATTGTTGATCCGTCTCGATATTTGGTTTCAGCCAAATTCCCAATTATGTATTCTACTCCATACACACATACCGTCATATACTGTTTTCCATCATTTCCAACGTAAGTCCCAAAATCTCCATCTGATAAGTCTGTTGAATTTTTTACAGCTCTGGCAGAACATCCTGATGTTTTTCTTTGTGAAAAACTACTTACCCCATCGTTTGTCCAAAATACATCGTTATCAGTCAATAATTGAGAGGCTTGCCCAAATCCAGTTCCGCTTGATAAATTATTCCACAGAAAATTTTTATACCGCAACAAATCAAATTGTCCAGTATTACCGATTCTATAACCACCACCCCTAAAATTCATTAGAAAACTATTAATGCCTAAATCTGAAGTCCAATATGTGATTCCAGATTCTTTTAATTTTTGACCGACTGTGTTTACTAAAGCTGTTGCCGTAGGTTCTATCGATAATAATAAATTGTAGTATTCATCCTTAGTGATTATATGAGCACCTTCTGATGTTATATTTAGAGGATTCATGATAGCATGCAAATTATACAATAATCCGTAGTGTAACGGATAAATAGGAGTATTTTCAACAACTTCAACAACCCCATTTAAACCAAACACACCTTCAGCGGCCATTCTTTTATAGGCCGTTAATTCAGTGCTTGCCATTAAATTCAAACTTCCTTCAGCCGCCGCTAGAATATAGGCCGTCAATTCGGCGCTTGCCGTTAGATTTAAACTGCCTTCAGCTTCCATCAACATAGCTCTTGCGCTCAGAACGCACCTTTCCATGCAAAAGTGTATTCGCTTATTGTCTTCTGTCATTCCTGAAATGGTGGCATAAAGCATGTTCGAGCCATCAACCCCAACAGTCAAAGTCATTGTTGCGTTGGTCAATAAATCGTTCTGTACAATTGCAGGGATTACATCGCTATAGTCGAAACTTAAAAGGCTAATGAGAGTTTCGATGATGTCAGTCGTTTTATTGCGAACGGCTACTACTGCTTTAAATTCACCCATTTGTTGGTTATAGGGAATAACCGACCATGGAGAAATAACCGTTTCAGAAACATTGGCCGTATTTTCAATTACAGCTACATAGTGGTTATCTCCTTGTTTGGAGCCAATGATTTGACTGATGGATTGGTAAATTATCGTTGTATTGTTTACAATCTCATTGTTGATGATATTGATGATTTTGCCCTGGTCGCTCCACAATTTTCGGATAATCTCGGAGAGTTGCAAGTGAGTTACCGGGTTGGTTTTGCTAACGCCACGGATGGTCCTTAATAATCTGTCAATAGCATCCATCGCTTAAAAATGTGAGTTTTTGTGGCCTTCAGTAAACACCAGTTCCAAATCGTCGTTAATGAAAAGATCCTTCATGGTATCGGTTAATTCAAAGTCGCCGTCTTCGAGATTTACCGGCACGGTTTGCCCTTTCCAAACAATCCAAACGAACTTCGAATACAACAAATCCTGTAATGCTTCCATTTCGTCAGCTGTTAAGCGGTTGCCCGGAAATATAGACCATTTGCGCGATCCTGTTTTACCTGTAACTACTACGCCACGGTTTTTGGTTGTGGCATCGCGGCCAAGGGTTTGAATGCCGGTTTTACTTTCAATGGGTAATCCGGTTTTGATGGCGCCTGTCATCCGGAAATCGTCGATACCCGATTTTGAGTTACTGAAGAAAAAGAAAGTGCTGTTCTCGTAGTATTTCGAGTCGAAAATAAACGTGCGCTTTTCGCCAACCTGGACACCTCCGGAAGACTGATAAACCGACATCTGAACAGCATCTGCAGGAATGCCCCATTTTACCGGCTCGAGGATAAATTCGTATTCGCCATCAGGATCTAAAGTAATGTTCTCAGATAACACAACAGTTTCGCCAGTAGCAGAAATGTATTCAACAATGAGTTGCCGCGAAACTTGTTCCGTTTCGGGCAACATATACCACAAACGAAGCGGCTGATCGTAGGCGATGCGCTGATTATTTGGCCGGTTGGTCAGGAACTTATTGCCCTGGATAAAATCCTGGTAAAAATTGATTCCGGCTTCGTTGTACAGCGATTTTTGATGCTGGCTTATACCACCTTTCAGTATCCGTATTGGTACTGCATTTTCTACGGCCTGCCACAATTCAATTTTGGTTCCGTAGGTATTTGTTTCAGGCACATCGGGCGTGTAGTGGGTAATGTCGTTATCGATGTACGAACATCCGGCCAGAATAGAAAGATCGAAAGCACGTAGCGGATGTTTGATGGCGATGTCGTTACCATATGGAAAGGTGAATCCATAATCAACTGGTGCATCAAAATATTCCTGAAAATCGAAAATTGCCAACCAGGTATCATCGTCCTGCTCGATCCATTCTTTAGAGTCGATAAATGGGCCACCGGCTACAGCTCCATCGGTGCTGATTACTTTCAGCAATGCCCTGGGAGATTCGCCCATTATATCGTCGTTAGTTACTTCAATCTCGACATTGTTAGCCGATAACTGAACTATGCCGCCATATATGGAATGATTGATCATGGTTGAATAATTAAATTACTGAACCGAAGATAGGGCGCGGAGTATGGTTGAGAAAGGACAGAAATTAATTATGCCTTTGACACGCTGCGCTGCTCAGGCACCGCTCCCTGAGCAGCGCAGCGTGTCAAAGGGATCTATTTTGCAAATCCTCCCATTCCGGTTTGATTGAGCAGGTCTTCCACTTCTTTCATTTTTTTGATACCTGCTACCATTGGGAACGATACACCTTTCTTCATTAATAGCGCAAGGGCTTGTGTGTTTAGGTTAATGGCATCGGTGAGAGCTGGATCTGAAGCAGCGCCGGGTGCAGTTTTCGATCCAGTGCCTTCGACTGCTGCGCGCTCAGGCACCGATGCTGATGATGATGATCGGTTACTTTTACTTGCTTGTACTGCTGCCTGGGTAACTGTTACCGGGTTGGTACGCATAGCTTCAAGGTTAGCGGCATAAGCGGCTCCCAGGGGAGTATCAAGTATTTTCTTAGGAATAACATACTCACCTTTATGGACCTGTCCGGCAACTTCATTTTTATTTCCGGATCCAGTGTAACCACCTCCGGAAAAACCGGCAATTGTTTGAGCCATAATCGAAGCAATACTTACCGCGGCAGCTGCTGTATTAATTGCAACCCACGGCATACCACCAGTCATCCAGAATGTTTCAACCGCTTTAGCATTTGCCATTGCGGTACTGAAAATAATTTGTCCGATAGCAGCAGCTTGTTGAAATAGAAATAATGCTTTACCCAAAGCTGTTTCCTTACCAACTAATTCCGCCAATCCTCCAAAAAGACTATTTGCTGCGCTAAATATTGCATTTCCAATTGTTTCTCGTTTATCTCGTTCATCCTGTTTTATTCGAATTAATTCATCAGATAAACGGCGTTGGGCTTGTGCAATTAAAACTGCGTTTCCTTGTGCATCAATAACATCTTTTTCATATTGAGCCTGTGCAATTTGACGTTGAGCTGCAAAATTTTCTTCGTCTGATCTGGCTTTAGCTTCAGCAATTAAAGCAGCATCCATCTGTTTTTGTAAGGCCCCGGCTTTATCCAGATCGGCCATGGCTTTCAGGTGAGCGGCTTTTTTCTGTTCAATCGTTTGATTAATGGTATCGTTCAGGGCAATTTCCTGATCAGATAACACCGTTTTATCGAGCAGCTGTTTTTTTAGGGCATCAATTTCCTCTTTGTATCGTTGCTCCTGGATGGCTTTTTCCTTATCAATCCCATCTTTCAGGTTATCGATTTTAGCGGCGGCCAGTTCCTGATGTGCTTTGTCGAGTAAATCTTTAACTGTTTTTTCGGCGGCAACCTGCTTTTCGAGGAGTTGCATTTGCGCTTCTTCGTACTCTTTGCTGCCTACTTTATATACTTTGGCCTTATCAGCAAGGAATTTCATTTCCTGCATCAGCAGTTCGGCATTGTACTGGTCTTCCGAAGTTTTACCCTCTAAATGCCGCTTTTTAATGGCGGCCATTTCAGCATTATTCTGCGCTTCAATCAGTTCAATGCGTTTTTTCAGGACTTTATCATCTTCTTTTTCGCCCGACTCACCTTGTTTAGTCGTACCTAATTCGTTCAGTGCACTGATTTCTTTCTGAATGGCTTCAACTTTGGCATTTCGTGCAGCAACTTCGGCTGGGGTAGTGGCAATTATAGCCTGAGCATCGGCCAGTTCTTTTTCTTTCAGCTTAATCAGATCCTGGGCCCCTTTGTCATCACCACCGCCGCCACCTGTTTTTAAATCTTCTTCAGCCTGTTTTTGTGTGATGCCCAATAACTTTTCTTTTTGGGCATTGAGTTCAGCGCCTTTGCTCAATTGGTTATTAATAGCAGTTGAAGCATTGGCAGCAGCTGCTGCAGCTGCGTTACCACCCGATTTAACCGTATTCCAAGCATTTTGCCAAAACGAAACATCGGCTCCTTTACCCATTTGTATATCGAGCAATTCTTTTTCAATCTCGATCATCTTTTCTTTGGCAGCCTGTGCCCGGGCATTCTGAAGCAACGATTCGGTATAAGCTTTTGTGGCTGCGGTGGCTTCTTTGGTCCCAATATTTTGAAGTGTAAGGAATCCAAGCATTTTAGGCGAAAGCGCATTCAATTGGCGTATGGCGCTGATACGCTCCTCGCTGGTCAATTTTTCGTTTTTAGCAAGGCTGAGCAAGGTTTGCAGTTGTATTTTTTGCTCCACAATGTTTTTCTTCGCTTCCAGATTCACATCGTTTAAAGTCTGCTGTGCTTTCTGTGCAGCGGTCATGCGTCCGGTAAGGAAATACAATGCAGCGCCCAATCCAACAACAACGGCTGTTATTGCTCCAATTGGATTGATGGCCGACATCGCCCAAAAAATCTGCATCGCCCGGGTAGCCCTTGCCAGGTTACCGCTTAGCAAGGCAACAGCAGCCTGATAAAGCAACATGGCTGAACTGGCTGCACGGTTCCAAAATATACTGAGTTTAGTCAGAACTAAACCAATACCACGTTCGCGGTTTAGTGTAAATTCCTGTATCGATGCCAGTTTAGTTGCAACGGTGTACCCAATCAGCGAAGCTATAAGCGTTCCGATTAATGCTTTATTGCGCGAAATAAAATCGATAGTTACCGTTAAGCCTTTAATGAAATACGACAAACCATTGGTGCTGATCTGAAGCGCGGGAGCTAGTTTTTCGCCCAGCTCGATGCTCATTACATTCAACCTGTTTTTGGCCTGTGCCAGCTTGGCGTTGTTGTTATCGGTATTAATGGCAGCCTGTTCGAGGGCTACATTGGTGCCGGTCATGGATTTCTCAAAATTCTTTAACTCGGCAACGTTGTCGATCAGTATTTTAGCGGTAGTAATGTTTTCTACCCCAAACTTTTTGGTTAATTCGGTAACTGTAAGGTTCTTTTTCCCTAAGTTTTCGAGAGCTGTAGATAATCCTACAATAGCAGGATTGGTATCATCGGCTCCATTCTGAAGATCGAGCAAAACACCTTTCAGCGAACGTCCGGCAATTTCGGGCTGTGTTATTCGTGGTGCAAGGGTTTCGATGGTTGCGAATAATGTTTCGATTGGAATATTGGCATCGGCAGCAACCGTACCTGCTTTTTCAACTGCGGCGGTTAAGTATGGAATTTCACCGGCACCTTCTTTCGATCCTGCCGCCAGCGAATTTATTATTCTACGCGCTTCAGTAGCCGGAACATTATACTGGTTCATCACCATCGTCAAGGCTTCGATGGCAGGTTGAAGTTCAATTTTTGCAGCATTGGCCAAAATAATAGCTTCGGTTGTTACAGCAACCAATGCCTCTTTATTCTTCAGCAACTCTGGCCGTGCCGATCCTGTTTTGGTGAAAGCATCAATAATTTCCTGAGCCGACTGGGTTACCCGGATACCGCCTTCTAAGGTTGATGTAGAAAGTTCTTTGGCCTTATTGCTTAACCATTCCAAGTTTTCGCCAGCTAAACCGGTTAATGCCGATAGGTTATCAACCCGCTCTTCGTAATCGTTAAAGGTTTGGATAATTTGTTTAAACCCGATGACTAAGCCAGTAGCCGATGCAGCGAAAGCAGTAATCATACCCATGTAACGGTTAAAGCCATCGGCCATTCCTTTCATGCTCCATCCGCGCTGAACTTCGCGAACCTGTTCGGAGTGCTGCGCCAAAACACCGTTCAATTGTTTAATTTTCTGAGTGGCCAGGTTATACTCCTGCGAGCCGATGGTCATCAACTTTTGTGCGTTGACGATCTTCAGCATCTCGGCACGTATTGATTTTACATTATTCTGTACCTGTTTGCCATCGATGTTGATATACAGGTTTATTCGGCGGTCGTACGATTGTGCCATCTTCGGGATATTGAATGTTGAATATGAATCGAAGATAGAGCAGACCTGAGGCGGGGGAAAGGACAAGAAAAAAGCATAAAGCCTCACCCCAGCCCTCTCCGATGGAGAGGGAGCAAAAATGCCCTGAATAAGCGAATTACTTAATCAGGGCATTTTAAAGCCTCACCCTTCGGGGGAGGTTTGGTGGGGCTGGGGGTTTATCTTTCTTTTAATAGCCAAACAAATTCAGAGCCGGTATAGTGCAGTTTAAAGCCTTTGGCTTCCATGGCCATTTTAACTTTCGATTTATAAACTTCGCAGGTCGATTCCATTTCGTCGATTAAATCGAGAGTTGATTTTTGATCAGTGCTTTCGGGAAACGATTCGGCGGGGGCGTATCGGTCGAAAATAAGATCTACCAGCGATTCTTCGACTGATTCTTTCTCTTCAACTTTTTTTTCATCCACTTCTTCGTCGATGTAAGCAGTACGAAATCCTTTGATGTTAATTTTTTTACCCATAGCGAAAGGTTTGAAAAGTCCCCGATAGCGGATCGCCAAATCACATTTCAGTATCAGGAATA